CTCCTGCAAGAACTACTCTTGGTGGTCTTGTTGGTGGTGGAATTGCTGCCTCTGTATCTAAAAAAAGTGCTTGGAGTTGGTCTATTCCATTAGGTGCAGTTCTTGGAACTGGTGTAGCATCTGCAGGGTGTTATTGACTTAAACTATAAATAATGATGCTCTAATTAGGTGACACTATAGAGTAGGAGAGGGGCAGAAATGCTCCTTTTCTTGTATAAATAAGAAGTCACCTAATTTAAGAAGCAGTTATGTCTAAAGGCAAGATTTACTGTGCCCACTGTATTTTTACTGGAAAGAAATATATTGGGCAAACAAGACAACATATTTGTAATAGGATAGCAAATCATTTTGTAGATGCTAATAAAGGATACCGAAAAGGAAAGTTTTATAATGCGTTAAAAAAATATGGTAGAAATGGGTTTATTTGGGGAATAGTTGAAGAGTGTGATATTGGTTTATTGAATGATAGAGAGATATATTGGATTTCAGAATATAAAACTGTAGACAATGGATATAATTTATCTCCTGGTGGAGGACAACCACCAGAATATTATTCTAAAGAATATCTTGCAGAAAATGCAAATGGAGAAAAAAAAATAATTAAAAATCTTTCTCAATATTGTAGAGATAATAACTTGAATATCGCTCATATTCACGAAACTCTTTATGGGAAAAGATTGCATCATAGAGGACATAAACTTATTCCAAGAACTATTGAAGAGATTGAGAGATATAACCAAGAAAGGAAGTTTCGTGAGGATACTAGTAGAAAAGGTCTTCCTGGTGAGAGAAATGGTATGTTTAATAAAAAACATAAAAATGAAACAAAGGAAAAAATGTTGAAAAGAAAAAGAGAATTATTTGCAAAAACATATCATTTAATATCTCCTGAAGGTAATGAAGTTATTGTAACGACAACTTTAAGAGAGTTTTGTAGAGAGTATGGATTGGAAAGAAAATCTCTAACAAATGTCTTAAACGGAAAGGCAAAACATCACAAGAGGTGGACAGTTCCTCAAGTTGCACAAGATGCTTGACTTCGAAGATAAAATCTATTATAGTGTCTATGTTAAGCAAATGAGGTAAATGACTCAAAAGTTTCTATATCTTGTGGATTTCTGGGTGCCCTTCCCGGCGTCGGAATATTCCGGACTTCTTGCAGTGACTGGTAAGGATGATAATGAAGTTCACGACATTCTTTTGAATTGGCGAGATGATTATTTGGACAAATATGATTCTTTGATTATGCAGGAGGTAGTTAATGCAAGGAAGTTTGCCCTTGCGGAAGATATTGAATCTACCGTTGTTGAATCTTTCACCACCTGATTATGACACATCACGTTGCTCACACCAACAAAATGGTGTTTGACCTAAAACAACAATATCAAGGTAGGATTTCACAATTACAGGAGAAAATCACAGAACAACAAAAAGAAATCCTACAACTTCAAGAACAAATTAAACTCCTCACTCATGAAAAGTTTTATGATTGCTAATGAAACTCTCAGTTGATTTGATCCCAAAGTTTAATCACAAAGCACCCGAAGGTTATTCTTATGAAGTTGAAGAGTTCAAACGTAATATCTTTTCTATTTGGTTGCGTTGCCACCGCAAGTTTGATTACAATATGGGCAAACCTACCAGAACCATCTGGGGGTTCTACGATTACAAAAAGTGTAGATTCTATAGTCCTGTAAATAGTTCAACGGTCGGTAAAGAAGTTGATTTTGATGATACAAGAGACTACACTTCAATGCCTATTAAATACCAAGGAGTAGAAGCGTTCTTTGTATGACAGATCCACAAGTGAATGACTATGTGAAGTGGAAGAAGCACATTAGAGGTTGGGTGTATTTCAAATGTAATGATTATATTACTATTGAAGTATCCGTAAGACCAAAAAATAAAGAAAATTATCAGCACTGCTCTCTACATAGAAATGAACGATTACTTGTGATTTGTTATAGGGAACAATGGAAAGAGTTGAAGTATGTACGAACAAGAAAATCAAAGTATGAAAAAGAAGAAAAGTGCGTGGCGACTGATAGCAAAGTCGCTGGGTGAAAAAAGTGGTAAAGATGATAAAGAAGCGGATAAGATTGCTCTTATCCGTCTTTTTATGTTTTTATCCATCTTCATTACAAACGGATTTATTATTTTTAATGCTGTAAGAACTCACATCATTCCAGCACAAACTAAACCAATCAAGTGTGTAGTAGAAACATCAACATTTAATGATTATCAAACTCCACCTGCACGAAAGGTAAATAGAGTTCTTGAGTTTGAGTGAAATTAAACTGGGGCCTTGAAAGTGTCCCTATAATGTAAGCGTTCATTACTAAAGATGGATCACTACGACGACATCCAAGTTGAGGAGTTTTACCCTGCAGATTTTGTTGAAGAAGTTTATGATGAACTCTTTGATGAAAACGAGGACAATAAATCTTTTCAACGACTGATTAACTCTAACTACGATTTCTAATGACTCCAGAAACCTATACATTTGGTGGTGATGCTGTTACCAGCATTGGTCTTGTGGGTGTGGTTTCAACGCTTCTTATTGTTGTTACTTCTTTCCGCAGGTTCTTCAATAGTCCTTACAATGTTCGTGTGACGCCTGAACAAGTGTCCACGGAAACCACCACTGAAACCGAAACTCCTGTATCCTAAATCAATGACTGACACTGTTAACGTTCTGCCTCATCTTAACGAACTCAAAGAGATTTGGCGCAAGCAAGATTTCACCTTTACTAAACAGCAACGGGAAGAGTATGATATGCTGCTTCAAGCACGACGAGAGAGGGTGAAGTATTTTTACGACAACGATATGGTGTGTAAGATTAGCAAATCCGCTCAGGATAAACTTAAAGATGCTGACTGAATATAAATAAACAAGAAGCGTTTATTTAACTCACGATGCGTACTTTTCAGGAGTTTGTATTGATTGCGGAAGCAGCATATGATGCCGATGTAATGAAGTCTGCACAAATTCGCAAGACTGGCGAAGGCGGACGTGTTGGTGCTCAACGCAAGAAAACTGCTCCTGAAATTCGCAGGATGAAGCAAGCAAAACCTGGCGAAGAAAGGAAACCAAGTTCATATAAACCACGTACAGATATTGGAACTCAGCGTAGTTCTGAGACTAGAACTCAACAACCTGAGCAAGAACGTGGATCTGCTAGAGAAAGACAACTAGCAGCAGCAAAAGAAGAAAGAAGAAAAGCAGCACTTGCAAGAAGAGCAGCAAGAACTGGAGGTGCAGAACCAGAAACTGCAAAACCAAAACCAAAAGAAGTATCAAAGGCAGCATCTAAACTGCTTGCGAAAAAGAAAACTGATGTAGATAAGAGACCTGCCGATCAACCAAAGAGAGCAGTTGTCGGTATGTCAAGAGAGAAAAGAAAGGAGATTACAAGAGCAGGACAAAAAAAACTTGAAACACTTGTAAGACAGAGTGAAGCAGAAAAGCAAGGAGTTCCTCCAGAAAAAGTTAAATTAACTGGTGGAAAGGAAGGAGAAGCAGAAACAAAGAAAACAGGAAAACCATATAAGTACAGCACTTGGTAATCCTAACCTGGGGCCTTGAAAGTGTCCCAGTAGTATAGACACCGCTTCATTATGGACCGCATCGAAATCCAACGCAAACTCTATGATGCTCGCAATGAGTATCTGAAAGCAAAGAAATCTGTAGAGTTCTGGACTCGTGAGATTGCCTTTCTGAAAGAGTGTGAAAATGCCCTGAACAAACCCTCTTTGTTTGAGGAACTCTTTGGGGATACTCCTATCGCTGAAGAAGTTTACGGAGGTTGACTTTAACTTTCGGACATCTTATTATAGTAAAAGAAACTGATTATTATGGCAACCTGGAGAGCAGATGTATTTGTTAATTCTCAAGTCGGTAGGATTACTACTGAAGTTGAGGCAGCAACCTTTAGCGGTGCAAAGCAGCAAATCTATGCAAAGCACGGTGATGTTCAACAGATCACAAACCTAAGAGAAGTTAGGTCTGGTGGTGGTTCTTCATTCAGTGCTGGAGATAGCGAAGGACTTGTATGGTTACTGGGCATTGGACTTGTTCTTTATGGTATCGTAACTTACTGGTATATTGCTATTCCTGTCGGTATTATTATTGCAATTCTCATTGGCATGGGAATAGGCGAAGATTGAAACTCTGGGGCCTTGAAACTGTCCTTTTAATATATGATGACTCCAATGCAAATCCAACTCCGTCCCCATCAAGAACGTGCTGTTGCTTCTATGCAAAAGTACACCAAAGGTCAGATCATTGTTCCTACTGGTGGCGGTAAGACTCTCAAGATGATCTATGATGCTCTGCGTGAGTTGCAGTCTGAAACTCCGCAAACGATTGTTGTTGTTGCCCCGCGTATTCTGCTTGCTGAGCAACTCTCTGCTGAGTTCCTGGAGTTTATCACCAACGCTGCTGTGTTTCATATTCACAGTGGAGAGACTCACCACGAATCTTCTACTCGTCCTGGTCTGATTCGTCAGTGGGTAGAGAACAATAAGTCCCGCCACAAGTTGATTATCACAACCTATCACTCCCTGTCTCGCCTTGAGCGTACTGGAGTTGATGTGGATACGATTTACTTTGACGAGGCACATAACAGCGTTCAGCGTCACTTTTTCCCTGCAACTGAGCACTTTGCTGCTAACGCACGACGCTGCTATTTCTTCACTGCAACTCCGAAACATTCGCTTGCTGTGGGCAAACCTGGGATGAACTTGTCTGAGGTTTATGGTCAGGTGATCTGCAAAGTTCCTGCTCCTGAACTTGTCGAAGGTGGGTATATTGTTCCCCCCAAAGTTATCGTCAAGCAACTGCCGATGGTGAAGGGTAAGCAGACCAACTTTGACCGCGATGCTGAGAATCTGCTTGAAACGATTGATGAGAACAACGTTGGTAAGATTCTGATTTGTGCTAAAGCAACCAAGCAAATCGTTGCTCTGGTGTCTGAAACTGATTTCTGTGACGAACTGGAACAGCGCGGTTATTCTTGGATGTTCATTACTGCCAAGACGGGTGCTGTGATTGACGGTAAGAAAGTCAATCGTGAGGTATTCTTCGACACTCTGAGTGCTTGGGGTAAGGATAATAGTAAGAAGTTTGTTGTTCTGCACCACAGTATTCTTGCTGAAGGTATCAACGTGAGCGGACTTGAAGCGGTGTTGTTTATGCGTAATATGGACTACATCGGTATCAGTCAGACTGTCGGACGCTGCATCCGTTTGCATCACGATGATGCTAAGAAACTGCGCGATGGTGCTATTCAACCTGGCAACCTCAGTCAATATACCAAATCGTTCGGTCTGGTTTGTATTCCTGTGTACTCTCAGGTTGGTATTGCTACCGCTCGCAGTGTGCAGGCAGTTGTTGATACTGTGTTCGAGAAGGGTGAGGCAGCAGTGAGTGTGGTTCGTCGCTGATTTAACTTCAAACTTTATACTCTTGGGGGCGCTGCCCCCCTTTTTTTGTGCCTCCTGCTAGGATCGCTGCCGAGTCTCACAGTAGACTCAAGGCCACCACTGAACGGAAACCCCGATTTTCTTGCAATTCTACCGCAAAGGTGCTATGATGCCTTTGTCGCAACCAGATTCCCGATTTTTTGCAAAGTATAACAAATGGAAGGATTCACAATGTTTAAGGATGAATATGCTGCCATTCCTTTTAGCAACAAAGGATACATTATCATTCATAATGGTCAGCAACTTGAGAAACTTTGTAAAACTGAAGCAACAGCACGAAAGTATATCACAGACCTGAAGAAAGGCAAAAGCGTAGCACAACTTCCTTTGTGATTCTAACTCTGGGGCCTTAAAACTGTCCCAGTAATATAACGAAGGAACTTGAGTGGCAGACGGTTTCTAAACTGTCCACCAAATCAACTCAATCTCATTCTTTCTGTTATACTTAAAAAGTCTTCAAATGAAGGCAAATTAACCTTGATACGGACTACTTCAAATGACTCAACTATTTGTTAAGCAGGTTATCGAAGGTTGCACTGCTGGTCTTCCTGCCCAGATTAAGTATTATACTCAGTACAACCAACCCGTTAAAATCATCGATGATACTCTTTCTGAGGTTATCGGTGCTATCATCAATGACACTCTTTGCGGCGGAACTGGTGGTGGTGGATGGGATGCTTGTGATGGTGGAGAAAGTAAGAACTCTTCTCACGTTCAGTCTAAGTTTTGTTCTGATTGTGGCAAGAAAGTTTCTTTCTTTGCTGAATATTGCCCCCATTGTGGATGTGAAGCGTTCAAGGCAAAATCTAAGCAGAAAGGCACTAAAGTTACCAACCCTCGTGATGGTCGTTGGGGTATTAGTGCAAAAGCACACTTTCAGTATAAAGAAGAACTGAAAGAGTATCGCCTTTCTCTTGTCGAACCTCTGATTGATGATCCTAAGTGTCGTCAATTCCGCTTTACTTATTGGACTCTCGATAAGAATAGCGAGCACCTTGATCGTTATGCTCAAGCACAACTTGATAGTGATAAGTCTAATCATATCAACTTTCAACCCTATGGTGTTGACTTTTACCTTAGTCTTCCCGTAATGAAGTTTACTGGTGTGCTTACTGTTCATGATGATCGCACAGAGTTCGACTTTGATTTCTTCGATCTTGAGAACACTATTCCTATGGAAATTCCTTCCAAGTTTGCTTGTAAAGATTCTGAATCTGTGATAGAATCTAAGAACTTTGGTAAGGAACGTGGCGAATGGGTGAGGAACTGATTTATAAGAACCAAGATTGTATTGAGTTCCTTAAATCGCTAGAGAGTAGGTCCGTAGATTTAATATGTACGGACCCTCCTTATTATCGTGTTGTTAACGATGAATGGGACAATCAGTGGTTCACTATAGACCAATACTATGAATGGTGTGAGCAGTGGATCACTGAACTTGGCAGAGTTGCAAAGTGGAGTTGTAGTTTTTGGTTATTTGGTTTCCCACAGCAACTCTGCACACTTTTGCCTGTGATTGAACGTGCTGGATTCACATTTCGCCAGCAAATTGTAGTTAATAAAGGTATGCAGGCAGTTGCTGGTAGAACCAGTGACAGACTTAAAATGTTTCCTACTGCAACCGAATCCATCTTTTTCTTTCACTATGAAGCGCGAGATCATATCCGCGATTTGTTACAATCTGAACGTAAAAGATTGGGATGGAAAGGATCTGATGTGAATGGATTTCTTGGCAAAGCAACAACTGGTGGAGGTACATTTGCATGTATTGCATCAGAAAAGAAACCGAGAGAGCATAGAGTTTATCCCACAAAAGATGACTGGACTAAGTTACAGGAAGTCATGAACTTGCCTGAGTATGATGAACTTGTCTACACATTTAATCTACAACGTGGACTGACAGATGTGTGGAGTGATATAAACTTCTATGATCGTAAGGTTGAGAAGTTCCACAGTACACAGAAACCTATTCCATTGATGGAAAGATTGATCCTAACATCATCCAATCCAGAGCAAACAGTTCTTGATATTTTTGGTGGTTCTGGTTCTACTGGTGTGGCATGTAAGATGCACAATCGCAAGTTTATTGGATGCGAACTTGATGAGGTTTATTATCAGAAATCTCTTCAAAGGATTGAAAGCACCTTCCCCAAAAGTGAGATAAACTTTGATTGGGGCCTTGAAAGTGTCTCTGTAGTGTAAGTTGAACCGACCCTATGCCTCGCGCTCGCAAACAACCCGCTGATGCTGTTGTTGTTGCTCCCGAAGTGAAAGTTCCTGAAGTTCTTATCACTCGTCAGCAATACATTCAAGACATTAAGGTTCGTTGGCAGATTCACCAGTATGAAGTG